ACAGGTGGCACACATACAGGCATCTCTTATTCATATATCGATGGCTCAAATCGTATTGATAGCACCGTATCTTTGAGCGGTTTTTCAATTGATGCTTTGAGTGATGTTGATACTACTACCACAGCACCAACTGATGGGCAAGCATTAGCATGGCAAGCATCAAGCTCAAAATGGATTCCCCAAACAATCAGCGGGGGCGGTGGTGGATCAAGAATTGCAATCACTGAAAAAACCACAAGTTTTCAAATCACCGATCCTGTTGATGCTTCAGTTGTGCAAGAGCACTATGCGATGAATAGCGCAAGCTCAACCACTTTCACACTACCAACGGCAGCGGGCAATAATGGGTTGTCCTACATCATCACAAGAGTAGGTACAGGAGCGGTCACCGTTGCCACTGTGAGCAGTCAGACAATCAGCGGGCTCTCCTCTCTATCTATTACATCTCAATGGTCTTCTGTCACCGTAAAATCCAATGGCTCAAATTGGATTATTTTCTAAAGGCTGATATATGACTTATTTAATTAAACATCCTATCAATCGATATACACCTAAATTTGCCATTGCCTACAACAGTGTCGACTACACGATAAGCGCAGGAATTGGCACATTTACATTGTCTTTAAATACACTCACTCAGTCAGCTGGCATGGGCTTATCTTTGGCATCAAATCAGATCACATTGGCCGCTAAAAAATACATGATCTACTATAAAGCGGGACTGACAAATGCGACTGAAAATAGGGCCGGAGATATCACAATTCTTTTAAATGGTGCTGCTGTTTCCACATCTCAGTCAGTGCAGGCAATCACAACGGCAACAACATCAGGCACAAGCTCAGGTGTGGTCACTCCTCAAAATCTGGCATCTTGCTTGATTTCAGCGACTGCTGGTGATGTGATCAGTTTTAGATATAGTCGGACATCAGGGGCAAGTATTGCAGATACTGTAAACACAGCGATGTCAAAAGCCTTTATTTTAGAGATAGGAGATGCGATATGACTTTTATCAATCTAGCAAATGCGATTTCTAAACATGAAAATACAGGCATTGCGATCACATTGGGATCATCAATATCTCCATTTATCTCTGCATATGGTGCATTTTCTTTTGGTAGCTCCTCTAATATCCATTCTACAAATGCAACAGCTGTACATATAAATGCTCGATTAACAAATGATACAGATACGAATGCGCCTTTAGGTACAATTTCCCTCACAGGCTCAAGGGTTGGTTGTGCTTTAGCTCATAAAGCTTCTGTTGTGATGCTACCAAGATCATGTATCACCACCACACAATCACATGTGAGCATGACATCAGCAGTTTTTGATACAGGCGATCAAGTTTTAGCTGATCAAGTGGATATTTATCTTTTCTCTTGTAGAGGTGCATCATGACATTTTCTCCAACACCTGAATTAAATTTATATGTGTGTGAGATTGAAATCGCGGCAAATTCTGCGCTTGGTTTTACTGCACCTGCGTTAAATCTTGGCTCAATTTTGCTAGATACAGGGGGACAAATCTCAATCAGTGGAGGCAATACTATCAACATCCCCGCCAATTGCGAGGCTTTTCTTACGATGAATGCAGTATCTGATCTTGACGGTACAGCCAACAGCGCTACATTCGGCTTTTTCACAGATGCAAGCGATGTAAAAATTACCACACAATCAGAAGCTTATTGTATTTGTCGAACAAGCACAGGCACCTGGTTTAGTGGCATGGAAGTCATGGCTATCCTCTTTACAAGTGCAAGCACAAGGCAAATTAAATGCTTTGTGAGAGATGCTAGTGGATCACAAACGATCTCGATTCCATACAATTCCGCTACTGCCTATTTACCAAATTCCTCTGTCACGATCATGTATACAGGAGCCTAAAAATGCAAGTGACTAAAAATTTCAAATTGTCTGAGCTTGAGTTTAGCGATCCAATCCCTGCTGAAAAGATCGCAAGTGCGATCGAACTTTTGCAAAATCTTCAGATCATTCGAGATCATTTTCAGCGTCCGATTGTGATCATCAGCGGGTATCGATCACCTGAGAGAAACGCGGCTGTTGGTGGTGCAGATAAGAGCCAACACCTTGAGGCAAAGGCGGCTGACATCAAGATCGCTGGAGTGCCTACTGAAGAAATTTATAATCGAATTGAGAAACTCATTGCTCAAGGCAAGATCAAAGAAGGCGGACTTGGTAAGTATTTAGATTCAAACTTTGTGCATTATGATATCAGAGGCACAAGAGCAAGATGGCAAGGGTGACAACATGAACTCAGATATGATTTCAATCAGTGCATTGACGGCCGTTATCACCGCTCTATTGCCAGCTTTAAGAGCTTTCTCATCATACGATAAGAGAATTGCTTTACTTGAGCATCAAACCATGTCTTTGCTAGTCAAGCAAGAAAAAACCGATGCTGAGTTGGATATGATCAATAAGACATTAAATCAGCACACCGTTATTCTTGAAAGAATAGAAACCAATGTTGATTTTTTGAAAAATAAATAGGATTTGTGTTTTAATGATCATCCCTTTCACATGGAGACGATCATGGCACAAAATGAAATCTTAGGAAAAGTTGCTTTTGCTACTCAATATTCACATATCAAAAGAGATGGCAAAAGAGAGACATATATCGATGCAATGACACGAGTTAAGCAAATGCATCAAGACAAATTCCCAAATCTATGGACGCAAATTGAGGCCGTTTTTCAAGGCTTTGTTTTTCCCGGTGTGGTTTTCCCATCGCAAAGATCAACTCAATTCGGTGGCATTGCTATTAAAAGAAACAACATGAGAATGTATAATTGCACCGCCTCGTATGTTGATCGTGTTCGCTTTTTTGCTGAAGGTTTTTGGCTTTTGATGAGTGGTTGCGGTGTTGGCTTTTCAGTACAAAAGCATCATGTTGACAAGTTGCCAAACTTGATTTCAAAAGATCAGAGAGACTCAAGATTAAACTTGGTGCATGTCATTGAGGATTCAATTGAAGGTTGGGCTGAAGCAATTCACGTGCTTACAAAAAGCTATCTTCCATCAAGCGAGTATGATGGCAAGCATTGCATCAGTTTTCATTATGATCAAGTAAGGCCTGAAGGTGCATCTATCTCGATTGGTGGTGTTGCACCTGGTCCAAAAGTGCTAGAAGTGGCTATCGAAAAGGTGAGATTTATTCTCGATCAAGCCGTCAATCAAGGTCAATCAAAACTCAAGCCGATTCAATGCTTTGATATCTTCATGCACATAAGCCACGCCGCTTTATTGAGTTCAAGAAGAGCTGCTACAATTGCTCTCTTCTCTCCTGATGATGAAGAGATGATGACTGCTAAGACTGGCAATTGGTGGCAAGACAATCCACAAAGAGCATATGCAAATATTTCAGCTCAGATCCTACTTGATGGCTTTGAGAATAAATCAGTATTTACCGATATCATTGCCAATGCTAGACAATTCGGTGAACCTGGTTTCTTCTTTTGCTACGATAGAGAATTTTCCACAAATCCATGTGGAGAGATTGGCCTTTATCCAACATTCAAAGACGATCAAGGCAATGTCTCAAGTGGTTGGGCGGTATGCAATTTAAATGAAATTGTTGTTGCCAAAGTGAGAGATGCTGATCATCTTTTGCAAGCATGTAAAGCAGCCGCTTTTCTTGGTACACTTCAAGCGAGTTATACTCAGACGGGTTATCTTGGAGAGACAACTAAAAAAATCATAGAGAGAGATGCTCTTTTAGGTGTCTCTATGACAGGCATCATGAGCAATCCAAACATGATCTTTGACGAGATGACTTTAAAGCAATGCTCGAAAGCAGTACATGATAAAAATGTTGAGATCGCAAAGTTGATCAATATCAATCCAGCTCTAAGATGCACGACCGTTAAACCATCAGGCAATAGCTCAACAGTCGCAGGCTGTTCAGCTGGCATTCATCCATATCATGCTAAAAAATATATCAGAACGATGAGAATAAATAAGATCAATCCCATTTGGCAAGAGATACTAAATAAGATCCCTGAGGTGTGTGATGATCGAGATCATCAAGTTGGCATCGTGTCTTTTGCTTGTGAAGCTCCTGAAGGTGCATTGCTCAGAAAAGATTTATCAGCATCTGATTTCTTGGATAAGGTCGCATTCATTCAGAGATATTGGGTCAAGCCAACAACACAACTCAGAGAAAAAGATCAATATGGATTAAGTCATAATGTCTCCAATACTTGCACCGTCAAAGATGATGAATGGGATGACTTGATAAATAAGATTTGGCGTCTTAGAGATAGTGTTAAAGGGATCTCTCTTTTATCCGATTATGGTGATCATGTTTATGAGAATGCACCTTATCAAACCGTTGATGATAGCAATGAGCAAATGCTTGAGAAATATAATAAATTGCTCTTGGTCGATTGGTCTAAAGTTGATTTGAATGTGGGTGGCTATAAAGAAAATCCATCAGTTGAGCCAGCTTGTGCTGGTGGTGTGTGCCTTATTTAATCCCCCATGAGTCTTTCCAATCTCTACTATCATCTTCATCCATATCTGCATCTTTCCATTTATGGACATTCATGTCTTGATCTCGATAAGCTTGAAGCTCAACGGCTTTCTTTTGCTCGCTTGGAAATAGTGAAGCTTGATCAGGTGGCGGTGCTTGAATCTTTGGCGGTGCTGATTGCTGCACTTGTACAGGTTGCACTTGTACAGGTTGCACAGGTTGCACTTGTAAAGGCTTTGCTTTTGTATCAGCTCCAGCCTTGACGCCTGGCTTTGCTCTTGACACAGGTTGTCTCTCAGCATAGATGGGGGTGTCAAGTTCTTGACTTAAAATCTCAAGTCTTTCATCTTCAGGCATATCCATGCTATCAGCCATCTCGATTGCATCATAGCCGCTGATCACATCGCCAAAAACATCTCTGACTGCCATGCTCTTGCATCGAGCCATAAGCATTTGCTTGGGCATATTTTGCCATTGACGATTACTTGTCAAGCCTTGTCTCTGTGCCATCGCAATCGTAAAGGTGACTACATACTTTTGATTGTTATCGCCTCTTGTAAATTCAATTGAGCATTCATCATCAGTATTTGAGAGAACCTTCCATGATTTACACTTGGGAGAAGCAATCACAATGCCAAACATAGCAGAAGCTTGATAGGTGATCTTGCCTTTAATGACATTCATCTTTTCCATTGTTTGAGCAATGTTCCAGCCATGCATCATGCCATAAGAGAGATAGGCTGTTACGAGTTGCTGAGCGGTCCAGTTGGTGCCTGCAGTGAGAAAGCCTGCGAGCTTGACGATTGATTCCATGCTATCAGCGATTGCATTTAAATCTGAGAGAGATTCTGTAAGTCTTTGATTTGCCATTTTTTTATACCTTTTTGGTGAGTGAGTTGAGTTGATTTAGGATGTGAGCATAGATGTCTTTGGCATGACAATCTGCAGGCAAGCCAAAGTCTTTTACCTTTAGAGTGATCATCTGATCTTCAGATACAACGATTTCAATGTCGTCACAGTCAATCGTCCAATCGATGCAAAGGTGATTGAGGCTGTGCATGAGAACGCCAAGAAGATCAAGCTGCCTAATGTTTAATCGTGTGATTGTGTCCATTTTTGTTATCTCCAAAAAAACATGAAATAGAATAGGGTTGACCAAAAGCTAGCAATCATCAAAAAATGGCCAACATTTTCAATAAATGCTGCTCTTTGCTCTGCCTTGAGTTGTGCTTGATACTCTTGGCGCATGCCTTCTTCTAGGTGTCGTTTGTCGACTGTGGGGAATAATCCGCATTTAGGTGATTGGTGCATTTTATACTCCTTTGTAAGTAGTGGTTTAGTTATTGGTTTTCTTCAGATAAAAACTGAGCGGCGATAGGCATTGGATACAAAAAAAACTGATGTTTAATACCTGTGATTTCTTCAAGCTTTAGAGCATTTGACAACTTGCATGTATTTTCATCTTTAATGTGATGATGAAGAGCTTGTCTAGAAATACCCATTAACTTTGCGATGTCTGCCAAAGTAAGCTGACATCTAAGACGAATAGTTAAGCTTTTGATATTTTTTTTCATTACTTACCAATTCTGCTTTCTAATCTTTATGATCATGTTGTTTGATTTGATATGCTTAGTTTATAATAAAATTATAATCATGTCAAATAAAATTATAAAAAAAATAATAAAATTTTAAAAAAGATTAAAAACTATGTCTATCTTCAATTCTTTGGCATGTGCCTATAAAAGAACAATGGGCTGTCTTGCACTCTCCATGCCTATTTTTAGTCACGATAATTTCCATATCTGTATCAGATGCCATCTCATCATAAACCGCTTCTCTATATAGCATCATGACAACATCTGCATCTTGCTCGATTGCCCCCGACTCTCTAAGATCGCTTAAAAGCGGTCGTTTATTTGCTCTTTGCTCAACTCCACGATTGATCTGAGCAAGAGCAATCACTGGGCAATTCATTTCTTTTGCAAGAGCTTTTAGACCCCTACTGATCTGAGAAATCTCTTGCTCTCTGATCATAGCTGGGGCTGTCATCAGCTGAAGATAATCAACGATAATCAAGCCTATGTCTTCTGATCTTCTTTTTACATCACATATTGATCTCATCTCTTCAATAGAAAGAGCTGCTCTATCCATGATCTCTAAAGGCATCCCATTGATTTGAGAAAAAGCCTCGCCCATCCTAGTCTTGATCCCATCGCTAATCGTTTCAAATGGCTGATCAAAGATAGAATGAGCTATCCCGCTCCAACTGCTCGCAAGCCTTTTTAAAAGCTGAGTGCTTGGCATCTCTAAAGAAAAGAACATAACTTTTTTAGGTTGAGCTCTCATAGCACTCAACGCAAAAGTTAATGCGACTGCCGTCTTTCCCATGGCGGGACGCCCAGCGACCACATACAAACAGCCGTCTTTCCATCCTTTAGTGATCTGATCTAAATTATTAAGACCACTTGTCAAACCTTGCTTGAAGTTGACCATTGAATCCCATAACTCATTTAATTGTTGAGACAATCCAATGTTAGGCTTTGGCTTCATATCCTTGATCTTGTTTTCAGACTCAAGAAAGAGGTCGTCAAGCTCTTTAAGGGAATAGCCATGAGCAAGGGCGATTTCTTTGTATCTGTAGATCTGAGATAGTCGAAGGCTGATGAAGCTGTCATAGATGCGATTGATGTGGTCTTCTACAACTTGGATCATAGCAGGCCCCCCATAATAAACATGGCAAGGGTCAAGATTTTCAGCCGTCCATGATGCGATATGATAGGCAGGCATTATTCTTTTTTTTAAAACCTTGATTTGATCTTCTGCCGTCCTATGATAGACATCAATCACATTTTCAAAATTGATTGGTCGCTGTTCTTGTCTAAGCTCAACACAGATCTCAAAAAGCCTGATGCATGTATCATCGATAAAAAGACGAGGGTCGGGGATCATCTTAAAAATCATGATTTTGACAGCTTCGCTTCTTTGCTCAAGTGAGAAGGCGGTTGATCCATCTGTATATGTAGATGTGATTGATGAAGGCCAAAGCAGCTGAGTCAAAATAAATCTTATTCTGCTCATCAAGAGGATTTGACGATCGGCGTTCATGCTTTCCCATGACTGAGACATGATATAATCAAAAGTTACTTCTTTATACTCATCTTCAGGGTTTTGAAATACTGTCATAGCAAATCACCCACGAATTGATAGCAAGTTGGAGCTGAATACAAGAAGAATTGATGAGAGATTTTTGTCGTAGCTTCAAGCTTTAAAGCAAGCTTTAGAGGTGCATGGGCATCATCTTTCATGATTTGATAGAGGCGTCCAACGGTGATGTCTGATTCTCTAGCGATTTCAGCAACACTCTTATTTGACTTTAAAAGCAACACAGACAGTTTTTTTGTCATGATCTTTCCTTTTTAGTTTGAAATATTTTTACAATTCTTATAATATAATTAAAATCTAGTCAAATAAATTTATGTTTAGGAGAAATCATGAAGCTAAAAAATGCAAAGTTCAATAATTTTCAGTTCATCATTGGCAACCTTTTGAGATGCCCAGATCTTCAAAAAGTGACACATGGCTTTGCTTTGATGTACAGGTTGATTGAGTTTTACGAGTTTGAAACATCTAGTCAAAACATGACAATCGAATGCACATACTCAGATCTATCTTCACAGATGGGAGTAACAGATCGAATGATCGCTAAATCCATTGATCAACTTTGCGAGCTTGGCTTGATCCAAAAGAAAAAGAAGGTCAGCAAAACAGAGTTTAAAATCATGCCTAAAGTCGTTGAAAGGTATTGGATGAAAACATAAGAATTCAAAATGATGATTGCAAGATCGACAAATGCAGATTATACCAAAAACACTACAATCGAAAATACTGAAAACACTACAATCGAAAATACTGAAAACACTACAATCAAAAATACTGAAAACACTACAATTAAAAATACTGAAAACACTACAATCGACATACCAAAAACACAACAATCATATATATATGAAACTAATGAAACTAATAATGAAATAAAAGAAAACTACGCAAAAGAAAAGCAAAGCCCAAAAAGCGATGCGTGGATGCTGATTGAAAATAAGATGAAAATGAAGGACGGCCGGCTTGTAGCAGATTTTCAAGATGCTCCAGTTGATTGGGCAAATAGAAATGATGGCACTTGTTACAGCCTTCTTGATGTCACTGTGCACGATAAAGAAAGATCAAGGCTTAATGTAATCTCAAAACAGATTGCGCTTAGCTTTTTTACCGAGCAACACAAGGCGATGTATCGAGAGAATTTCAGAGGTGGCAAATTGTCGCAAGAGCAAAAAGACGCATTAGGATCGATGGCAAAAGATCAAGATAGGAAGATTTTTATCACTGGATCAGCAGGTAGTGGAAAAACTCATCTTATGGTCGGTCTTTTAAAGCACATCGTCGCAAGTCGACATTTTGCCAATCGCTTGCATGGTGTTGGCAGGTTTTTTTATGGCACACTAGATCAGCTTGATCGTTGGAGAAGATCTGAGTATGAGAAGGCTAAGGCTGAGAGCAAGACAATCCCGAATATGTCTGATCTTTTAAAGAAGTTTGATGTCATTTGCATAGATGATTTTTCAGCCTCAAGAGTCAACGCTTCTCTTGAAATCACAATTGATCAATTTGTTGATGCAGTTAACTCTTTCAATGGTAGCGTTATTTTAGCGTCTAGGAGCGATTTAAATGGCTTGCCTATACCATCACAGCCAAAGAGCGATTTAAATAGATTTAAAGCATGTTTTTCTAACACAACAATCTCACTCTCTCAAAAGGGAAGAATATGAAACTTAATCCAACTTACTCATCAGGTGATATCAATTTCATCCATGATGAAGCACAAATCTTTGTTGAAAGCATTATCAATAACATTGATGAGAACATCACTCCAACTAAGGGACATGATGGAGATTATCATTGGATTTATTTGACTGTGAATAAGAGCAATGGTTTTTTCTATATCGGTAAAAAAACAGCTCGTCATGGTAGTGCAACAACACCTCTAAAAAACTATTATGGATCAGGTGTTAAAATCCTTGATGCCATAAAAAAAGAAGGCAAGGATAATTTTTTGAGATACATTTTAAAGTTTTATCCAACACAATGGGAAGCATGGAATGCAGAAGCTAGCATTTTAACAGATCAAGTCTTGTCTCGGTTTTCAGAAGATTTAGAATGCATGTATAATTTGCAAACTGGAGGATTGAGAGGAGTTAAAAAGAATGCTTTCATTTACTCTAAACGATCAGCTGAAATGAAAATAAAAAAACAAAAAAGAGATGAAGAAGCTAAAGAAAGCTTAGAAAGATTTTTAAAATTAAATCCTATATTGCAGAAAGTAAAATTGCTTGATTGAAATAAATTTATCTCCATCTGTGTTCAAGGTTATCCGCTCCACCTCTTTGAAGTGAATTTGTTGATGCGAAGCACCTTGAGCGGAACTAATCTCAGCCTCTTTTTTTCAGTGAAGAAACTTGTAAAATACTAAACTCAAATCGAGGCTGATCTATCTGAAATAAAAAATCTCAGCCTCTCTCTTAGAAGATTCACTACTTAGACTAAGATTGAGGCTGATATATCTGAAATAATTTTTGCTTGTTGTGTGTTTAATCGTTACCTCATACAAGGAGATAACGATGAGCGTAGATTTTGATTATAAAAAAGCTGAGATTTTTTTTGCAGTAGCAGAAAATCGAGGAAGTAAAGAAGCTAGAAATTTTCTTTGTGAAGTATTGAATTTTGTTAAAAACAATATTCCTGAAGATAAATGGAGATGGCATTCATTATTTCAAAAGCAACCAGGTGCAACAATTCATACAGAGGATTGGTTTGATAGCGAGTCAGAAATTTTATTCTATAATGAAGCTGATGAGTTAATTGCAAGTTTTACAGTGCCAAATCCCAATCACTCTAAAATCATGGAAGATGGCAGGTCTAGATTTAATTTTAAATTATATGCTAAAAATTGTGATAATCGTTTATTATGGGATAAATCAAACGCCAATAATGCTTATTTTATTGATCGTTTAGGTTACTATAAGCCAACTGAATGGGATAGAAACAATAATCATTTCATCTCTTTGGATAAAATTAATGCAATGAATCATTCTGAAGTGCATGAAGTAGGAAAAGTTTTTGGAGAGAATGTGCATTCATATCCTGATAATTTGCCTTATGTAGAATGTGATTATTACTTAAACTTAGATGAAATTAAGCAATTGATTAATCAAATTTGTACGGAAACTTTTAAAAGGCCTTCAAATTTTTTGATTGAAATCTGGCCTTCGTTTCTGATTAAGAGAATTGTAGATCAACTTGAATCAAGTCTTGATAACCTTTATATGGATGATCAAGTCTATTCTTTAATGGCTAAATTTTTATTTTATTCAGCTATTATTAATGCTCGTGGATATTCAGATACCGTTATTGATTGTTGGCAAGACTACCCTTATGAAATAGATTCAAGTGCACCTATCTTTAAAGCAAAATTCAATGATCCATTTCCTAATTTTTATAAAAATAAAGAATATGAAGTTTCTAGATTTTGGCAGTTACAAACATTGATCATGAAAAAAGATGCTTTGAAAAAACTATTATTCAAAGACATTAAAGAATTTTGCCTATTTCAGGCAGAGCTTTATAAGCAAGATGAAGATTCGGTCAAAGAATTATTTTCTAAAAAATTCTTATCCGATTTTCTTCGTATGAAGTTTTACAGTGATTTCCCAATCGGCTAAATTTTAAGAATATCAATACCATTGGCTGATAAATACTCTTCGCCTGTTGATATCCACCTATTATCTCGATCTTCATAAATAACAGCTTTAATCCCAGCATGATGAATTAGTTTAGCACACATTAAGCAAGGTGGAGCAGTCACATAAATCGAGCATCCATCTGTT